ACTACTACTATCTATCTTATTGATATATATATATAAATAAGGCTTTACCCCCCGCCCGCAAACCCCGCCCGCAAGCGCCCGCAACCGCCCGCAAACTCGGGTCTGAGCCGCTGGGGCCTGACTTGCACAGTTCCTGCACAGTTGAGGATTGCCGGCAAGACAACTCCCCCGCATGATTCGGCCATGAGTTACCGGGAATAACTCACCCTCACTGATCACCTAATTCGGCTTGCTCCCGGCTTGTCGAATCGTCCTGTAGGCTGGCCCCTTACCGGCCTGCAGGACGTCACACGGGAGCCGTCGCACTCATGGCCAAGCCTACCCCCGCATCCGCTGTCGTCGTTGTCCCTGCGCGCTCTGTGCACGTTCCGCAGCCGGTGCTGGTTCGAGGCATGCGCGGGCTTGGGGACAACCTGTACCAGCGGGCGTTCATCGGTTCGCTGCCTGGGCCTGTCTACCTCGATACCCCTTGGCCTGAGCTGTATGCCGACATGCCAGGGCTTCGGCTCGTCAAGGCACACACCCACCTGCGCACTCAGCGCAAGAACGTGGAGCGCAACCGCAACTGCAAGTGGTGGCCGGTGTCTACCCGGATACCGACGATCAAACCCCGGTATGGCGCCGAGGGTATCGCTGCCGGCATGACCCAAGCGTTCGGTGTCGCTCCCGGCCTGCTGACTCTGCCGCCGCTTGACCGTAACCCGCTGGGAGAGCTTGGCCGCTACGTGCTGGTTCGCCCGGTCACCGTTCGCGCTGAGTGGCCCAACGAGGCGCGCAACCCGTTACCCGAGTACGTGGCCAGAGCTGCTGCCCGCGCTCGGCGTGCTGGATACCTCATCGTCAGTGTGGCCGATCTGCAACCAGGCGAAGAGTGGGCGCTTGATCCGCTGCCTGTGGCTGACGTCACGTTTCACGCCGGGGAGCTGTCGGTCAAGTCGCTGCTCGCTGTGGCGCGTGGTGCGTCCGCGATCATCGGCGGTGTGGGCTGGATCGTGCCGTTCGCTATCGCGTCGGGTAGGCCGGCGCTGATCGTTTGTGGTGGGCAGGGGGGGTACAATGCGCCCAACCTGTTGGTGGACGGCTGGCCCAACGACTGCAGCCGGATTGAATTCGCTGTACCTGAAAACTTTTGCAACTGCCGGGAAAAAAAACATGACTGCGACAAACGAATCAACACCGATCAGCTTGATGCCATGCTTGACCGCGTACTCTGCCACGCCTGAGTGCATGACCCGCACACTGTGCTGGAATGAGGAGGCCGGCATCGGGTGGTGTCCTGCACCGCTGATCAAGTACGACGACAGCTACTGGCAGAATTACCTCGGTTATGACAACAGCGACATGGGCCGAGCGCTGACGTATGCCCGCGTGTCGATGCTGCACAGGCAAGCACCGAACGTGCTGGCCGCTGGCGTTGTCGATGTGGGCATCGGTGCGGGTAACTTCGTGCGTGCTGCCCGGTGCTCCGGCTATGACGTATGCGAGCCGGCCGTTGATTGGCTGAGGGCTCGCGGCGCGTACTGCAATCCGTGGACATGGGCACCGAGGTCGATACCGGTGATGTGCTTCTGGGATTCGCTTGAGCACATACAGAATCCGCAAGCGCTGCTTGATCGTGTCGATACCCTCGCGCTGATCAGTATGCCGATTTATCGCGACCGGGATGACTGTCTGAGGTCGAAGCACTTCAAGCCGGGCGAACATGTGTGGTACTTCACCGAGCGCGGCCTCATTCGGTGGATGGCTGGCATTGGGTTTGAGCTTGTCGAGATCAACAACGAAGAGACGCGGCTTGGGCGGGAATCCATCCTGTCGTTTGCGTTTCGGCGCACCGGGTAAGCATGCAGCCGGGAACCCCACTGATCACACCAGCCGCTGCCGTTCGCGCGCTGGTGTTGCTTGCGTCTGAGTGGGGAATACCTGCAGACCGTATCGCTGACGCTATGCAGTTGCCGTTGCCACAACTGCGCAGCGAGTACGGCACCGAGCTTGCACGTAACACTGCAGCACGCGCACGCTCACCGGCTGCGATCAGCCGAGCGCTTGAAACGCTGTACGTGCTCGCGATGGGCAAGCCTGCGCGTGTTGAGGAGGGCGTGATGGTGGAGCGTGCGATCATGCCAAACGAGCGGATGTTGACGTACTACCTCGACCGGGTGGGCGGCCTCGGTGACAAGGGAGCCGGCCTTGCAAGTGTGGGCAGCGCTGCACCATCGACCCGCCTCGAAAGCATCGTGGTTGACGACCCCGACCAAGTGGCCGCGTTTCTTGCCACAAGGCAGCAGCAGCTCGCCTCACAAGGGAGCCGCATCATTGAACACGATGCAGAAGCCGAGTACTGATCTTGTCGTCATGCGCATGCTGCCCCGGTGGGCTTTGCCGCTTGAGCAGAAGAGCAGGTACAAGGGCGCGAAGGGCGGACGCTCGTCGGGGAAGTCGCACTACTTCGCTGAGCGGCTTGTATACCTGATGGTACAGAATCCGGATTTGCAGTGGGTGTGCATTCGAGAGATTCAGAAGTCGTTGAAGTTCTCGGCCAAGAAGCTGATCGAGGGCAAGATTCGGGAGCTGGGTGTTGGCCACTTGTTCGACGTGCTGCTGACTGAAATCAGGCGCATCGGCGGCACCGGCATCATCGTGTTTCAGGGCATGCAAGACCACACGGCGGAGTCGATCAAATCGCTCGAGGGCTTCGATGGCGCATGGGTCGAAGAGGCAAGCAGCCTGAGCGCGCGAAGCCTCGAACTGCTGCTGCCGACGATCCGCAAGGAAGAGAGCGAGATATGGTTCAGTTGGAACCCTGACCTTGAAACCGACGCTATCGAGCAGTTCCTGAACCCGACCGGCTCCGATGCGCCTGTCGAATACCTGACCAACGAGGACGCCATCGTTGTGCACGTGAACTACCTGCACAACCCCATGTGCCCGGCAACGTCACGTAAAACGGCAGAGTGGACGCGAAGTAAAGACCTCGAAAAATACCAGCATATCTGGCTCGGTGGTTACAAACGAAACTCGGAAGCGCAGATATTCAAGCACTGCCGTGTAGACGAGTTCACGCCTGACCCGCAGGTTTGGGACGGCCCATACCAGGGCTTGGACTTCGGCTTTTCCGCTGACCCGCTGGCGTTCGTGCGATGCTGGGTGCATGAGCGGAAACTGTACGTGGAGCATGAAGCTGGCGGCGTAGGTATCGAGCTTGACGATGTAGCCGGCGTGCTGAGCAAGGCGCTCCCCACCGCCCACAAGCTGGATATCCTTGCCGACAACTCCCGGCCCGAATCCATCAGTTTCTTGCGGCGGCATGGACTCCCCCGCATAATGGCAGCCGATAAGTGGGCCGGATCGGTGGAGGACGGGATAGCGTTTATCCAGTCGTTTGAGGAAGTCATCATCCACGTACGCTGTAAGGAAATGCAGGGCGAAGCGACAGCCTATAAGTACAAGGTAAACCGTGGTGGCCAGGTGACAGATCAGGTAGCCGACAAGGACAACCACTACTGGGACGCGGTGCGGTATGCGCTGTCTCCCCTGATCAGAAAGCGCGACATCATCTTCGAGACTCTGTGACTATGTGGCCATTCCGCAAAACCGTGATTGATCTGCCGTTGCCTTCGATGGCAGAACAGGCTGGCGCGTTTGCGTTGGCGCTGAAGTCGCTTTCGCTTCCGCAGGCAACACCGAAATGGAACCTGTTCGCGCGGTCGCAGACTGACTGGCTGTACAAGGCGGCGATTGAAGAGGGGTTTAAGGCGAGTGCGGTGGTCTATGCAGCGGTCGAGAAACGCGCCCGGTGTATTTCCTCAGTGCGACTTGTTGCCGAACAGCGGGTCGGTGGCGAGTGGACGCCAGAGCCTGACAGCCGCCTGCAGCAGCTACTCGATAATCCTAACCCCGACATGGACTGCGCGGACTTCCTGCACCGTGTATCCCAGCACCTTGACCTTGCCGGCAACTCTTTCATCAGCGAGATACGCGGCGGCATCGACGGTGACCCGATAGCGCTCTGGCCGCTTAATCCGCAGTTCACGAAGATCAAGCCGGGAAGCGTGACGCTGATCGAGTACTACGAATACCAAGAAGCCAACGGCAGGCCAACGCGGATAAACGATGTGGACATGATCCACCTGAGCATGCCGAACCCTGATTCGGTGTACTTCGGCATGCCGGTGCTGCAGGGTGCGGCGCGTGCCGTTGACGTTGATCGTGAGGCTGGCGTGTGGCAGAAGTGCTCCCTGCAGAATCGCGGCGTTACTGACTTCAACATCAAGCTGCCGGAG